ATAAGATGCTTCGATATGCAGAATTAAACCCAGACATCACATTTCAAGTTACGCAGATTGGATGTGGTCTTGGTGGATATGATGAAGCGGACATTGCTCCCATGTTTAGAACTGCGCCAATGAATTGTATTTTACCTGTTGGGTGGAGAAATTATAAGTGAAATATATTTTATCTGATGTGCCAAAAATCTTAACAGAAACCGAAGAACATATTATTGTCAAACGGAAATGGTGGGCAGTTTTCTTGTTAATTATAGGAGGGGTGATGTTAGCGGGTCGTATTCCGTATATTCCTCCGTTCATCCCCTATACGTTTTTCTTTTTTGGTCACGGTGGCATGTTACATAGTTTTTGGTTGAAGCATGATCGTCCAATGGTTATTGTCAATTTAACATGGTTGTTAATTGATCTCATTGGAATTGCACGATGGATATAAAATCACCATGTCTTAAAATTTGTAAATTGAACAGTAACGGATATTGTACAGGATGCAGACGTTCAACGGGAGAAATTAAACAGTGGAAAGGTTCATCCAGTTTCGTTAAAATTTTAGTGTGGGTGAAAATATGTTGGAGACGATATCGCTCATCGTGGGAGTAGCGTCTGGAATTCTCACCGCTATTCAATCAGCAAAAAATTTAAATGAGTTAAAAAGGAGCAAAGCATGTCTTTTTTTAACAGAAGTTGCGTTGACGTTGGACGAAGTAGTCATAAAATTTAAAAATAATGAAGTCCCGCACGGGGCATGTGAACGAATGAAACACTTTGCAATAAACATGTCCAGAGTATTGGACGGGGTATTACCACAAGATCAATTGGTAGATTATACCAATAAACTATATTACGCACATGAAATAGAAATGTTGTACAAAGATGTAATGGACGATAAGTCAAAGTTGGTGGAGTTGGAGAAAGCCGCCGGAATGTTTCATGCGGCGGCAACGATAGTCAAACTTTAAATAAGAGGTTATTATGTTAAACACGTTAGGACCAAATGATAAGATCAAGTTGTTAGGCGCATTGAAGGATATCAGTACGTCTATGTCCAGAATGGAAGCGGAAAAGGATTTACAAAAAAATGTCAAGAATGATATTTGTAAGGAGTTGGATTTAAATAAAAAGGTGTTTTCCAAACTTGCCAAAACCTATCATAAGCAGAATTTTAGTGAAGAAGTACAGCTTCACGAGGAGTATGAAAATCTGTACGAAGTGGTCACAAAGTCTACTAACCCTTAACGGAGTATTATATGATACAAGACACACTCGTAGTTGCAACATCTGCCGTAGATACCATCCAAGTTGCCGCCGATAGTTTGGCGACTACAGTTGGAACCCAAGTAGGAACTCAAGTTACAACACTCGTTGCATTAGGATTATCCGTGATCACCAAGTTTGCTGTGGATTTAGCAAAGAAGGCGTCAACACAGGTTGCCGCACTACCTGGTCCAGTCAAGGCGTTGGTCGCAGTCGCCTTCGCACAAGCAGCAACGTGGGTCAGTGTAAAGACTGGGTTGTTGATTAATCCCGATATTTCTGCACTAGAAACCACCGTGGCCGGTTTGACTGTTGCATTAAGTGCAATGGGTGTCAACGCGGTCACCAAGACTGTTATCAAAAAATAAATAAGAGGTTCGTATGATTTATGTAGTCGGTGATTTACATGGGGAGTTCATGCGGCTTGAAACATTAAAAAAACATGTAACTCCCGACGACACAGTTGTCCAAGTCGGTGACTTCGGGTTTTATCCAGAGAATATCCGACTATGGACAGACCTCTTTGAAAACTATCCATGTCGCATTCTTGCAATAGACGGAAACCACGAAGACTTTAATTATATTTCCACATTTGGAGAAGGAATTCACAATGTGGTTGGTAACTTATTTTACATCCCTCGTGGAACTGTCATGGAAATTGAAGAAAAACTTTTTGGATTCCTTGGTGGTGGAGAGAGTATTGACAAAGCATACCGAAAAGAAAACGTCTCGTGGTGGAAACAAGAACAGATTACCGCTAAGGACACAGAGGTAATAGTTGAGAATGTGAATTACCGACAGTTGGATTTCTTAATTGCCCATGTTCCACCCAAGTTCACTATCACCGCACATTTTGGTCCGTTAAACACAAAGTATTGGGGGTTACCTGATGAGTGGGAAGATATATCGGCTCAACGAATGTCTAAAGTCTATCACACCATACGTCCCAGAAATTTCATTTGTGGTCATATGCACCGCAGTGTTATTGATGGAAATATTCGTATCTTAGATATTAATGAGGTTATTACCATCTAAACCGAGAATGGTATGGCAGCAAAACAGTTAAGTGAAACATTTCTTGACAAGTTAAAAGAACAATCATTTACGATTATTTTGTTGGTGGGCATCATGTATTATCAAAATTTGATGTTCACCCGTCAATTGGAAGAATACAAGAAAATGATTGAAGCAAAAGAAAATCTCGTACTTAAATTAACCGACGACGAACGAATACGGTTAATTGAACGAGAAAAATATTTAGTTCAACAACGTGATGGATTCCTCCAAGATTTACGAGAAGAAGTTAAATCACGGAGATAATTATAGAAAGGTAGTGCAGTTGGTCGGGACAACGACGATATAAAGGGCTCGCTACTGTTATGTTTATGTCGTGCTACGCCAAGGATTAGGGGTTCGAATCCCCCACTACCGCCTAGCTGTTTGACAATTGAGTTACGTTTATATGGTTTTTACGGTCTATGTTATGGTTGTATTAACGTTTACCGAGAAACATATGGCAGACAAGATGGCAGGATTTTCCCCTCGTTTGGCTCTCAAGAAGACCAAGATGGAGGCGGATATTGAGTTAAAGAAGCAAGAATTGGTTGCTGAACTTGAACTCAAGAGAACCGAAACAGACCTCAAGCGTTTAGAAGGTAATTCTACCGCTAAGGAAGTCGCAAGTAAGGTTATTGGGAAAACCGCAGTACCGTGGATTGTCTTATTGGTTATTGTTGGAGTAGTATCCAGCGCATTCCTTCCATCCGAGTCACTCCCAGCCGTTATTGGTCTAGTGTCCACAGCAGTAATGGCAATGATTAGTATGTTGGCGGGTATCACGGGAACCACCGAGAAGGAAGAGAAGCCAGAAATTGAAATCATCAAGAGCCTTATCAAGCAATTAGATGAAGCTCGTGAAGCTATGAATGTAGAAATTGATGGTGACAATGTGGTGGTATCTAAGGGTGACACCACAATGAAAACGTCTGGGAAGAAGCGAGGGCGATAATCATGTTTATTCCCAACAAAACATATCATGCAATTAAAGTCGTAATACTGTGCACTATTGCTGCACTGGTTACTATAATTGCTGGACAATTTGTTTTGTATATGCGTATGGCGGATCAAAACGAAACCGCAATACAAACACTAGAAACACGGTTAGATACATTGACCACCGTTTCGCAATTGTTTGACAAAAGTTCTTTGAAAAAACATACAATAACCGAATCACAAATCACCGATGCAGTAACGGCTATCACAGCCTTGGAAACAAAGGTCACAGAACTAGAACAATCTGTAGGTTTGTTAAAAACATCTACAGAAATATTAGTTGTGAATGAATGTAAGGTTATGCCATATTACATGGATAAAAGTTTATTAACTACTTGTAAGAACAAGGGTTTTTAACCTTTTTCTGAGATAAAGATGACACACACCAGTGATGGGGCGATGCTTTTAGTCGCCGGATTATTTGGTTCTTTGTTAGCCGTTGGAAAAAACTCATCGGCAAGTCTACGTGAAAACATTTTAGCAATTGGTGCAGGATTATCTAGTGCATATTTCTTAACCCCATTTATTTTTGGCATATTGAATATGACTGCTACCCCACAAGTTCAATCAGGCACTGCATTTTTATTAGGTGTTCTTGGTTTACGCGGTGTAGAAATGATTATCAATAAAGCAGTTCCTGGAGACACAAATGTTAAACACGATTCTTAATTTTATCGCAAACGGTTGCATTTTGTTGGGCGCAGGAACATTCTATATTATGTTATTTTCCAAGATTGGTAAGGGACACAAAGCTGTAGATAGTTTCCCTGCCACCTCACATTGGTTGGTCAAACTTGGATTGGCATTTACGACCGCAGGTGCTTTTTTAAATCTTGTTACGTTATCATCCCCAAATTTTACCGAGATCGTTTTGAATCTTGGTATGGGTGGGTTATTTGTATGGGCGGCAATCTATCACGCAAAGAAATTCCGTGTGATCAGAGTGAACCGTCGAGCAAGCGATAGAAACTAACAGGTTTTGTAAACCACACTAAACGTCAATAGGAGAACTATATGGACGTGGAGAAGATTATGCAATGGTTTACACAAATTTTTAAAGATAACAACGATTATAACGAAAAAACAATCATTGGATTTTTGTCGTTTACGGTTATGGTTATCGTTGCCGGCGTGGATTTAGTCACTGGCGTATACGGCCAACACTTGGAAATCAAAGACTATATCTATAATTCGTTTTTAATGTTGACTATCGGATCGTTTGGTATTGCAGGACTAGAAAAATTTTCTCCTGCTGCTAAAGTAAAGGCCGAAGCTTCTGTTACGGAATGTGTAAATTGCGGAACTTCGTCGTCGGAATAATTTTCTTTTGGTGTCTTCCATTACAAGCACAAGATACGATCCGAGTCAAACATACCAATTATGAAACAGTTTTTTCTCAGAGTAAAAAGTATCCTGTGCTTGTTCAATGGTGGGTGACAAAAGAAAAATTAACATGCAAACTTCCCGCCAAACGTAGTGATAAATTTCTAGCCGATCCATTATTAACCAACACGGATCTGAGTACCGACTATATTGGGTCAGGATTTGATAGGGGACATCTTAGTCCAGCAGGTGATAATATTTGTTTAGGAAAATCCGTGATGGATGAATCCTTTTTTTATACGAATATGGTTCCACAATATCCAGGTTTAAATCGGGGTCAATGGAAAGCCTTAGAAGATCATACCCGAGAATTATCCCGTTCTCTAGATTCTATTTATGTGGAAGCAGGATGTGTGGGAGAACTGAAAAAAATCAAAAACGTATCAGTCCCAACCTATTGCTGGAAAATCATTCGTATCCAACAGACAGGAGAAATTCGCGCATATAGTTTTAAGAATGTTCCAGAGAAAAGTAAAAGTATAACGGAACATCTAGTTACTGTAGATAGTGTCAATAATTTACGAAAACAGTAACGGAGAAATTCTATGTCATTTACTCGTGAACAGATAGAGAAAGCAGTAAAAGACAAAGGTTATGCGTGGTTTGAGGGTGATAACTTAGATGTTAATATCGTCGGTGTCAGAAATGCTGTACCTGGAAAGAAAGTCACCAACGTGTTTGACGATTGGATGACTCTTTCCTATAAAGAAGCAGGCGTATGGAAATTTCACATTTGGCCGTGTACCACAGATCCCGGTACAAAAGCCGTGCGGGAATTCCATAATCCCAACGGTGTTGCTCGCCTTGTTCCAAACCAATATCGTGGATCACATACAATCGGATTACATCAAGGAAAGTATGAAGCCATGAAACAGGCGAAACCGGTAACTGTTTGGCGTGATAAGAATAAAGACATGACGTTTGATGAAGCAACAAAAGATACGGGATTGTTTGGTATCAACATTCATCGTTCAAATCCAAAAACTGAATCAGAATTTGTAGAAAATTGGAGTGAAGGATGTCAAGTGTTCAAGCGAGTAAAAGATTTCAATTTATTTATGGAAATCATCAACAAGTCAGCAAAAGTTCATGGGAATAGTTTTTCGTATACATTACTTACGTCGGAGGATATTAAGTAATGGATATCAACAAGCTCAAGGGAGCAGTTCCCGACGAGGTGTTATCACAAATTCCCGGCGTGATGGAAAAATTTCAAATCAATACACCACTCCGTCTCTGTCATTTCCTTGCACAATGCGCGCACGAGTCGGGTAATTTCAAAGTCGTTAATGAAAATTTAAATTATGGTGCAAAAGGATTACTTGGAATTTTCAAAAAATATTTTCCAACCGAAGCAAAGGCAAAAGAATACGAACGACAGCCAGAAAAGATTGCCAATCGGGTATATGCAGATCGCATGGGCAACGGACCAGAAAGTAGTGGGGATGGATTCAAATATCGGGGGCGTGGATACATCCAACTAACAGGTAAAGTGAATTATCAATCATTTGATAAAGTAGTGGACGAAAACACCACAGACAATCCCGATCTTGTAGCAACTAAATATCCATTACTTTCTGCTGCGTGGTTTTGGAATTCTCGTACACTAAATATATTGGCGGATAAGGGAGCAACTGATGCCGACGTAACTGCTATTACTAAAAAGGTCAATGGTGGAACACATGGGTTAGATGACCGTATCGCAAAATTTAAGAAGTTTTACGGATTATTAAAATAACAGGAGAGGTATATGGACGAAATAGTATATAATTGGAACTTTCATCCACTGGAAGTTGTGTATAACGAAGATACACTAACAAATGTGGTAAATGTCGTACACTGGCAGTTACAAGCAACTCATGTCAGTTCAAGTATTTTAGTACAAAACATTGGAACAGTGGGACTAGAAACGCCTGACACGGGGTCGTTTGTACCGTTTGAAGATTTAACAAAAGAAATTGTTACTGGGTGGGTGGAAACTAAACTTGGGGAAGAAGCAATAAACAACATGAAAAGCAGTTTAAGCGCCTCTATACAAGACAAATTACACCCCACACGAGGACCAATGACGCCGCCGTGGGAAGTTATACCAACACCAACCCCTTGACAAACATAGAATAATTGTTATATTAAGGGGAGATACGATATGTGTCTCCCTTTATTGCATGGGCATACATGCGTGATAGGTAAATGGTCTTGATGCTCAACATGCCGATCAAGACACAAGAATGATCTAATGTAATGGTTTGCTTCTGTGACGGAACTGGCATACGTACGGGACTCAAAATCCTGGTCTTGTGGGTTCGACTCCCACCGGAAGCATTTTGTTGGAAGGGTGGCAGAGCGGCTAATAGCACTTGTCTACTAAACAAGAATAGGGAAACCTATCGTGGGTTCGAATCCCACCCCTTCCGTTTTCTCCTCGTAGCTCAGTTGGATAGAGCATTCGCCTTCTAAGCGAACGGTCGGGAGTTCGAATCTCTCCGGGGAGGCTGTACACCGTAGTACCTTCAACCATACAAGGGGCACCTATGTTCAATGTAAGTAACATGGTACAGATTTACGATCATGCAGAGCACACGTATAACGGAAAGATTGGCGTTATTCGGAGAATTGATATGGTCCGTGGACATACTTTTTATATGGTAGAAATTGGAAATAGATTAATTGCCTGCTCTCCCGATGAGTTGATGGAAGCATAGTTATAATATAATTTTATAGTAATAACCCCCTGTCAATTGTAACAAAAGTTGGCAGGGGGTTGACTTTTGTGTATTATAAGGTTATATTATAGACATACCTTCTACATGAGGAACACATGAAAACCGAACAATACTCAAATTATTGGTTGGACGATGATCTGCTGGTTGACGACGAGTTGGACAGTAAGGAAGAGTCCCAAGTTCTCCGACTTGCCCGTCTTGCGACCGCCCGTCGAGCTATCGGAAACTTTGTGAGTATTATGAGCGGAAAGAATATTCCCGTCAAGTTTTCCAGTGGGAAGAGTTCATATACGGACGGCAAGGAAGTGGTTATTTCCGCCGACGATAATCCCGCTAAGTTTGATGCGATGGTTGGACTTGCGCTCCACGAGGGTTCCCATATTCTCCTTTCCAATTTTGAATTCTTGGAAATTCTTGGAAAGTACAAAAAGTATAATGGGTACGTCCCACAACATTGGATGGGAAATACGTTCAAGCCCGACGTATACGAGTACATGTTCATGCCCGAACTTGCCGCGACACTTCCCACTGCATCCAAATTTGTGGAACGTGGTGAAGCAGCTGCTCAGATGATTGGATATATCTGGGATATCATGAATATTCTGGAAGATCGTAGGATTGACCAGTATGTGTATCGGAACGCAGGTGGGTATCGTCCCTACTATCGTGCTCTGTACGATAAGTATTTCTTTACCGCTGAAGTTGGGAAGAATCTCAAGTTCAATCCGAAGTGGCGTGAGATTACCATTGAGAATTATTTGGATCGCATGCTCTATGCGTTTCACCCGGCGGCACAACCTGATGCGATGCCTGGTCTTGAGGCCTTGTTGAAGCTCGTTGACATTCAGAATATTGATCGGGTCGCGCCTGAGAACGATCCACGAGTGCTGGAAAACATGCCTGCTTGGAAGACTAGTTGTTCGTTTATTGATATGCCGATTTTGTGGCAAGAAGCAAACAAGATCTTTGCTCACATTCTGAGATTCGTTGCACTTGCTGAACAAGATAAGAAAGAAGAAGTGAATGGTACACCGGATGGTGAAGGGGATGGTCAGTCTACGGGCGAGAGTAAGCAGTCTACGCCCAATCTCAATCCGTTGTTGGAATCACTTCCGAACCTTGACGGTGCACCATCGTCTCCTTCTGAGATGACGCCCACTGGTGTGGAACCGTCACCTCGCAAGAATCCTGTCAAGTATAACGAAACTCGTGCAAAGAACGAAAAGAAAGAATTGAAAAAGATGATGAACGGGGAACTTTCTAAGAAGAAGGTGACCAAGGCAGAACTTGCAGCAATTGACGCATTCGAAGAGTCCAAGGCAGACCTCGTGGATATTGCCGGTCACGGTGTTCCGTTTGGTCGGTGCATGGTGACTCGTAAGATGAACGAATCACTGTTCAAGCAGGATTGGTTTATTTTCTCACGGTATGGTTGGGATAGTGGACGTACGTCTCCGTACACTGAGCAGGCAATTGCCGCAGGTAAGCGTATCGGTCAGATTCTTGTTCATCGTCTCCAAGTACGCAATGATCCACTTCTGACTAAACAGACACGGCTCCCGCAGGGTGGATTGGATCGTCGGCTTCTCGCACAGTTGGGTATGGACATTACGTCGGTATTCCAGAAGTCTCGCGTGGATCAACATCGTCCAGCCATGCTGCACTTGACGATTGATGCGTCTGGCTCTATGGGTGGGAAAAAGTGGCAGAAGGTTCGTACTATCGCCGTAGCAATCGGATATGTTGCTAGCAAGATGCGCAACGTCGATGCAGTAATCAGTATTCGTGGCGGATCAGAAATTCCCGTTGTTCATGTCGTATACGATTCTCGTGTGGATCATTTCAATAAGTGTCTCAAGTTCATGCGTATTCTGGAACCCGCAGGTGGAACCCCAGAGGGTCTGTGCTTCAAGGCAACGTTGGATCTGATTACAGAATGTGCCGATACACACGATGTATACTTCATCAACTTCAGCGATGGGGAACCGTCATTTGCCTACGATAAGAAGAGTATGCCGGTGAAGGATAAGTCGGATCGTGATTGGTTTGATTACGGCGGTGAAACTGCTCACAAGCATACTCGTGCGATGGTCAACCAAATTAAGGAAAAGGGTGTCAAGGTACTGAGTTACTTTATTTCCGAAGATATGGGCGGGAATTATTCACAATATCGGTCTAATATTGGAAAAGAAGTATTTAAGAAAATGTACGGGGAAGATGCCGTATTTTGCTCGGTAGAAAACGCAACTGAAGTACTCCGTACCCTTAATAAATTGTTATTAACTCGGGGTACTTGACAAACGGTGGTAAGTAGGTTATATTATATAGGTAATCAACAACACAACACTTTATAGGAGATTTTCACGTGGCGAAGACCAAGAGTGGTACCGACATTTTTGTGGCACTGGTAGAGGGAAAGATCGTTGACCAAAATGGTAATGATTATTCCAAGAAGCTCCCGGCCCACAAGGTACGGGCACTTAAGAATGACAAGAACATCTGTCTTCGTATGGTAGCAACCAAGACTGGCGGGACGCAGTGGCGCAGTGAGGATATTTCGGTTTATAACGAACTCAAAAAGGCGGCAGTGGTGCTAGATAACGTGGATAATCGGAATGATGAAATGCATGAAGATGTTGAGCAGTTCCTCGCCAAGAGTAATACTCTTCGTCCAACCAATCTCATTCTGTCTGATCTCAAGTGGAAGTATTTGATGCGGTCTGTTGTTCGTGGCAAGAATATCATGATGACGGGTCCGTCTGGTTGCGGTAAGACTCTTGCTGTACAGTCGGTTGCTAAGGCTCTTGACGGTCGTCCCTTCTTCTACTTCAATCTCGGCGCGACTACCGATCCACGTTCTGCTCTTATCGGCAACACGCACTACAGTAAGGATCGTGGAACGTTCGTGGCCGACGCACTGTTCTGTCAGGCCATTCAGACGCCAAACGCAATTATTCTGATGGACGAGTTGACCCGCGCTACGCCTGACGCATGGAATATTCTGATCACGGTACTTGACGAGAACCAGCGGTACCTTCGTATTGACGAACGTCCCGATACTCCGACGATTAAGGTGGCAAAGGGCGTTACCTTTATCGCTACGGCAAATATCGGAAGTGAGTATACCGCAACTCGTGTTCTGGATCGTGCCATGTTGGATCGGTTTGCAGCAATCGTGGAGATGGAACCGCTCAGTAAGGATGATGAGTCCCGACTGCTCTCTATGACGTATCCCAATCTTGCCCAGAAAGATATTAACGCAATTGCTGAAATTGCCTCCACTACACGGTCGCAGGTTCGTTCCGATGATCCGAAGGTTACTACCTCTATCTCGTCCCGCATGACGGTAGAGATGGCTGGACTGATCCACGATGGATTCACTCTCGCAGAAGCAGCAGAGGTCTGTATCTATCCCTTCTTCAGTGACGCAGGTGGTGCCGATTCCGAACGGACCTACATGCGACAGTTGGTCCAGAAATATCTCCCCACTGATCTTGGCGGGGAGAATCCGTGGGAAATCAAGTTCTAAGAGATATGTATGACTATCGGAGATACGGTCATCATCAATAACGGATGGTGGAAAGGTTGGAGAGCAACTGTCATAGATGATTGCTTTCGGAAAACCAACGAACGATGTACGGTATTAATCAAATTACTTTCAAATCCAGACGTAGAACTGGAACTTAACGTGGAGGACGTAAAGTCGTATGGGTAAGACATATAAGGATCAGCGGAAGTATGACAAGAAGGTTCGTCATAAGGAAGAAGACGTTGCTGGTAAGAGTGTTCCGAGAAAGAACAGAAAGCATTACGAAGAAATTATTCCCGATGATGAGCTATTGAACCCGTACGAGATTTACGATTACGACGATTACGAGTAAAAACTGACCCCTTGACAAACGATGTATACGGGGTTATATTACAAGAGTTGAGTGAACGATACGTTGTTTGACAAGTGAAATATGAAAGAAGCACGGGGTTGGTAACCAGAGTGGGTTACATAACCAGAGGAGTTATCAACCCCACTATGCGGCGTTCGTCTATCGGTCAGGACATAGCCCTTTCAAGGCTAGAAGGCGGGTTCGATTCCCGCACGCCGTACTTATCCCGTCAGTTTCATAGAGTAGTTGACGTTAAACCGAAAACTCTATCGCTGAGTATATCCAGTGTTAAGTGATATATATCGGCAACATGATTGGATTGTTGCAAAAGGTTGCGGGGGACAGTCTAGAATGTCGGTTTCCTTGGGTGTCTGGTAAACATCTGAATAACCTCCCCCTGCTATTGGCCCATAGTATAATAGTAATACGCTTGACTTTGGATCAAGAGTCGGTGGGGCAGTACCACCTGGGCCTATGTAATAGAAATGAAGTTGGGCCTATAGCTCAGCTGGGAGAGCGTCCGCTTTGCAAGCGAAAGGTCGTCGGTTCGATCCCGTCTAGGTCCATGAGGGTGGTTAGCTCAGCTGGTTAGAGCATCTGCTTTACACGCAGAGGGTCGGCGGTTCGAATCCGTCACTACCCATATTTGCTCCGATGGTGAAATCGGTAAACACAGAAGACTTAAAATCTTCCGCCTAATAAGCTTGCCGGTTCGATTCCGGCTCGGAGCACTGATGTACTGCTTCCATAGTGTCAACGGTTAGCACAAGAGACTTTTAATCTTTTAGGTCTAGGTTCGAATCCTAGTGGAAGCATGAATACCCGCCTCTAGCTAAATTGGTGACAGCATTCGTCTTATACACGAAAGATATACTGGTTCAAGTCCAGTGGGGCGGACTTTTTTGTTAGAGTTAGACTACTTATAGTATGATGGTCGTACTCTAACCAATTTTATTATGAAAAGTAATTGCATGTATTGTGGTGTTGATTTTACATACTCACCTTCACAACAAACTGGAAAATATTGTAGTTTAAAATGTTCGGCAGATGCTCGTGTGGTAAGTAATAAAAAAACTAATAGAGAATTATATGTTCAAGGTAAATTAAAACATCGTCCTGCTATTAGAAAGTTTTTGATAGAAGATTTTGGATACGAATGTGTCGTTTGTAAATTATCAAATTGGAATAATCAACCTATAACACTTCAAGTTGATCACGTTGACGGAAATCCAGACAATAACTATCCAGAAAATCTTAGGTTATTATGTCCAAATTGTCACAGTCAAACCGAAACATATAAAGGTGGTAGCAAAAAATTTCCAAAAACAGATTCTCGTAATGTTGAACTGCGAAGGAAATATGCAACATTAAAACAAATCAATTCTTATAATTCGGTCCTTTAGCTAAGTTGGTCAAAGCAGCTGACTCATAATCAGCCGATTCGGGGGTTCAAGTCCCTCAAGGACCATTGTTGCGTGTGTCATATAACGGCTATTATCCTAGCCTTCCAAGCTAGAGACGTGGGTTCGACTCCCACCACACGCTTATGGAGGTTGTATGTTAATGATTAAAAATAAACTAGCACCGAGTCCGATACACGGATTAGGAGTTTTTAGTGAAGAGTTTGTTCCTATGGGTGGTGTTGTATGGCAATGGCACGATGGGATAGATCAAAAAATATCGCCGGCTGTTGTAGAAGCACTTCCGTCAGTATGTCAAGATATTTTCAAACGATATGGTTGGGTAGAAAACGGAGAATATATTATTTGTATTGATAACGAAAAATATATTAATCATTCCGATAACCCAAATTGTATCTTTACGGAAGATGGTAATACTGCAATTGCGTCACGAGACATACATATTGGTGACGAGATTACACAAGATTATAAAACGTTTGATGATAAGTTTGGATTAAAAGAATTTGGTTACGATTGGTAAAACATAGCAGGACGAGTCTTACTCGGTTAGTGGTCGTATGGAAAGACATTCGGTGAAAAATATATAAACCCGCTTATATATTTGAGAATGAATAACGACGATGGGGAGGCGTAGTTATCTATCGGACGGGCATTGATGGATATCTACACATGCCAGTATATTTCAGGACAACATCTTTCCCGCTGTGTTTTATTTATCTCGCTTGGATATCAGGGATGTGCGAGAATCCATAACGTTGCTGATATCCTATGCTCCTGTCGCATAATGGCTGATTGCACTGGTTTTGTAAACCAGCACTTAAGAAACGCTGTGGGTTCGAATCCCACCGGGAGCTCTTTTAGGGGAATAGCGTAGTCCGGTTATCGCGCCTGCTTTGGGAGCAGGAGGTCGGGGGTTCGAATCCCTCTTCCCCTATTAACGCCCAGATGGTGTAATGGAGAGCACAGCGGTCTTCGGAACCGTTAGTGAGGGTTCGAATCCTTCTCAGGGCATCTAGGACAGTTGGCAGAGTGGTCTATTGCAGTGCTCTTGAAAAGCACCGAGCCGAAAGGTTCCGAGAGTTCGAATCCCTCACTGTCCGTTTCTATGGTGATTGTAGCTCAATCGGTTAGAGCACCGGATTGTGGTTCCGGGGGTTGCGGGTTCGATTCCCGTCTCTCACCCTACGCACTCATGGCGGAATTGGCAGACGCACACGCCTTAGGAGCGTGCGGGAAACCGTGGGGGTTCAAGTCCCTCTGAGTGCATTTGGGGGTGCGGTAAAGTTGGAGAGTTACGACAGACTGTAAATCTGCTGCCATTGGCTGAGTAGGTTCGAATCCTTCCACCCCCATATCCGCGTTAAGTGTAAGTGGTTTGCACGTCTGTCTGATACACAGAAGGCACTAGGTTCAACTCCTAGAACGCGGACTTCCTTTTTCTTACTAATATGAATAACCTCATCGTTATCGGTCATCCCGACAGAAAAAGTTTTTGTTATAATGGAATCATGAAAACCATTCAACACGAACTCAAGCAACATAAACAAAATATAGAAATTATTGATTTGTATAAAGACGATCTTTCAATTAAAAAGAAAGAAGTCATTAAACATTATCAAGAACTTGTTACGTGGGCAGACAGAATCTATATTATATCTCCCGTCTGGTGGTTCCGTTGTACCCCACTCATGGAAGAATTTTTTGATGTGGTATTTACGCCGGGATTTGCCTATAAGTTTATGCCATTAATTCCTAAGTATGGATATCCAAAACCGTTATTATCTTCTAAGAAAGTTAGAACATATTTAACCCACGGTGCTCCCGCACTTCCCGTCTTGACTTTATACCTCAATGCGGTTAAATTACGGTTATCCCTTGGGGTATACTCCTTCGTCTTCGGGTGGTTCAAGGCAAAGACACGGCAGTTCTGGAGTGTTCCATTTGTTACCCAAGAGAAACGTGAGAAGTATTTAGATAGAGTTCGCAAGGACATTCAAAAAGACATTAAACAATAAATACTATGCGATTCCTTACACGAAAGTTGGTACAGCCCGGTGACCTTAATGTGAACGGTACATTGTTTGGCGGTCGTTGCTTGGAGTGGGTGGACGAAGAAGCGTCCATCTATGCAGCAATTGAAACGAGACACAAGAAGGTTGTTACAAAGAGTATCTCAGCTATCAACTTCGTTGCTCCCGCATTTCAAGGTGATGTTGTTGAAATCGGCATTGCATTAAAGAAGATTGGCACCACATCTATTACGTTGGAAGTTCAGGTTCGTGATTTGACCACACAAAAGGTTATCGTCGATATTGATGAAATGATATTTGTGTGCGTCGATGAAAACGGAAGACCCACCAAACACAGTCTAGCAAAGTAATATGGAACTCATTGGATATATCGGTAGCGTATTTTTGACGATAAATGCCGTACCTGAACTGATTCGTACGATCAACGATCAACGATGTCATATCGGGTGGCCCATGTTGGTGTTGTGGTTTATCGGAGAGGTCTTCATGACGATTTACGCAATCAGTCTTGGCAACATGCCCCTTATTTTAAATTACGTTTTCAACTTCATAGTCGTCATTATTATGTTGGGTTATAAAATACATACCATGACACGGGGTCAAGGATATGTAGAAAAGGAACCACTTGTTCTGGGGAAACTATCAGATCTATGAAAGTCTTTATCGGGAAGTATCCAAAGAAGTCGGATCGTGAACGGAAAGTTAAAATCCAGATTGATCCGTGGGATACGTGGAGTATGGATAATACTCTTGCCCACATTATCACTCCGATGTTAAAGCAGTTGAAGGAAACCCAACATGGTGCTCCCAACGTTGATATGGAAGATGTTCCCGAAGAACTTCGTACGGAGCAGTTGGTCGGTGAATATGACGTAGATGAGAATCATTTCAAACGGTGGGAGTATGTATTAGATGAGATGATTTTCGCATTTGAAAGTAAGCTCACCGATTGGGAAGAACAGTTCTGGAAGACCAAACCAGAAATTGATTGGAATGATCCAGTGACGCCAGAAAAGGTTGTCGATGGATTGGAAGCATATCAATTTAAATGGAAAACCGAAGGGGAATGTGATTGGGAAGGTCGCACCAAGTATCAAGAACGTATTACCAATGGGTTTCGTCTATTCGGCAAATATTACGAAGGACTTTGGGATTAGGAGAATTTATGAAAAAGATTATGATGATTGTACTCGGACTTCTGTTGTTTGCTCCAAACGCAGCCGCACAAGTCGTATCACAGAACAATCTGGCACAGAAAGACCTTGGATGGTACACCGAAATCCAAGGTAACGGCAATGCCACCGTTACAGGTGCTAAGCCACGGTATGGATTTGGTGATGTAGGATTTGGTTCACTTCAAATGCATACGACAGGTAAGATGGAAGATTGGGTATTTGCTTATCGGTATGCAGATACGAATTGGGGAGCATTATCCAACCTAACCAGTTTGAGTTTTGATTGGTTCCGTAGTTCTAATCCGAATTGGGATGCCGACGTAACCAAGGACGGCATTCAGCTCTATGATTGGAAGTACAAGTCACCTGCGTTTCGGGTGTTCTTGGACGATAATACGGAAATTGTATGGGAAAATTATTTCAACCGTCCTATTAACAACGATCTCAGTTACGTCGATAGTTGGCAAACTTCTGAAATGATTAATGGAAATTTCTGGTATCGTAACGCAGAAGGATATAGTTTAAGTGCCAATCCCTGCTCCACCAACGAACTTCCGGTGTGGGGTGGTGGGGTTCAAGCACTGACCATTAGTCAAATCGTCTCGTGTTATGGTGACAAACAGGTGATGGGTGTCGGGGTGGGATTGGGCAGTCAATGGCCCTATGCGTACAAGGGATTCGTCGATAACGTAAAGGTATCCAGTGGTGGTACCGAAGTCCTTAACACCAACTTTGATCGCGGCGTTCCATCAACGACCGTTCCAGAACCATCCACCTATCTTATGATGATCGTGGGATTGGTTGGATTGGGAATGGTTGGACGGAGAAAGAAACTCACATGATTGGTGCGTTTCTCTGGTTCGGTGTGATTGCATTAACGGCGTGCGGGGGAACGTACCTCGCATATCGTTTTTTACGAAATGAAGAAGAATAACGTGTGCTAGGCATCCCGGTTGGTACCTGAACGTCGGAAGACCTAAAGGCAAAAGAAGGGTATGACCTAGCACACCATTCCCAGATAGCTCAGTCGGTAGAGCAGGTGACTGTTAATCACCGGGTCGGGGGTTCAAGTCCCTCTCTGGGAGCTTCTGCGTCGGTAACTCAATTGGTAGAGCACTAGTCTCCAAAACTAGGGGTTGGGAGTTCGATTCTCTCCCGGCGTGTAGGGGTGGTGGCGCAATCGGTTAGCTCACTGGACTGTCACTCCAGAGGTTGCGGGTTCGATCCCCGTCCATCCCGTATTATGTAATCATTACAAACCCCTTGACATGTGAATATACCTATATTATATTTATAGGATACTCAATCAAGGGGGTTTCTTGTGAAAACGGCAGAAGAATATAAGCTCCATTATGCATTGAATGATGTAGTTGTTCCTGTAAATGACACAGAAAAAGTCATTTATGATATTATTCAAGAATTTGCCAACGACAAGAATTCTTCCAAATATCGTGAAGATGTCACCAAGATTGTCGTGGGGCTTCGTCCATCTGAAGGTAAGAAAGGATATGACGATGACTTTGCAGCAATTGAGGTGAAACCATCAAATGTGACAGATACAGGAAAGTTAGACGGCAAGGGAAACTTTTCTGACCTTACGTGGGCTCGTCACCATAAGTACCTTGCCGACGATTTACGAATGCTTATCTCCGGCTTTCAGAATGGTAAGCTCCTATTCATTGTAGAGTTTCCATATACATCAATTAAAGATCGTGTGGAATATATTCTTAACAAGAAACTCCCTAACGGGGACATTAAAGGTACGTATGTTCGCACGGTTGCCTTTACATACAAACATTGGATGAATCAACCACACAAAGTAATATTTGTACGTAATAATATTCAGACGTATAGGTACGTGTTTAATAAAAAGTTTTTCCCTCTCATCAGTCCGCCCCAGCATGATTCATAAATTTCTCAATATTCGGCACAGTCTTAGAAATCTTTCCGATGAAGAATTTAACACCCTTGTGCCGTCGCTTGCTCACGAACTCTCCACTGTCTCGTTTCATCCCCATTATACCGACGCAGAGCTCAAAACCGATTGGATGAAACTCCGCAAATGGATTCCCAACGCCGATACCATCTCGTCTACCCAACGCCTTGGTATGAAACTCTGCGAGTATTTTTTTCCCAACTTTTATAATATTGAAGATAAGAAAGGCGTTTCGTTTAGTTCGTTATGGACCCCCAATAATTTGGAAAAGGTACTCCGATGGAACCGTAAGTCACATTCCACACCCTATCTCTCCGAATTGAAACGTGGGATTTATTTTAATTTCGGACTCCCCAAGTCCACCATGTACCGTCCCCAAATGGCAAAAATGATTGTGGGTAATCTCCGAGCGGAGCATGTCTTGGATCCATGTGCAGGTTGGGGCGGTCGGTTGTTGGGAACAGTTGCGACAGGAGCACATTATACTGCCTTTGAACCGAATACCGAAACGTATCACAACCTACTCCGATTGGTGGACTTCCTCAACGTGGGCAATAAGGTAACGCTCTATCATGACAGTGCGCTCAATATGGATCACTACGAGATTCCCAACGTAGATCTCATTCTTACGTCTCCCCCGTACTTTGACCTTGAGGTATATTCCCGCGAGGCTACGCAGTCTATTACGGGATGCACGACCTATGCTATGTGGGTGGAGCAGTTCCTCAATCCGCTTGTACAGAAAGCATTGGCAAAATTAGTACCCAATGGGTGGAGTTGTTGGAACGTACATAACGTCGGCAAGATGCACATGATTCAAGATATTGCACATATGCACGAAGCATATCCCGCCAAAAAAATCTTTTCCGTTACGTCCTCAAAGCGTCAAGCCAACCAACAGACTGAAGCAAAAAATCAAAAGAATGCTGATGTGACGATTTGCTATTCACGTTACTTCGTGTAGTGTTGCACCGGCTCGTGATGTTGCTTATGTTGTTTCGGTTCTGGGCGCCCAACATGTGGCGGTGGTGTTTTCCCACTTGCATACTTCACTGCATCTTCCCGATCTATAAAGTACCGAATGTCGCCCGTAGCACTCTTCGCACCATAAAACTTCTTGGGAGTGACCCAGACCTCCCCTTCACTATACTCTTCGGTGCGTTCAAATAAAATGTCCAATAAGGATATCATAATGTCTCGTTAGCTCGCTCATAACGGGTAATACTCATAAATAGAGTACACTCTTGACAAGAATCTGCGAAACTCTTATACTTCATACATATTCTTTCACCAGGTACGTATGATATATTGGCAGAACACGCTCGACACCACAATTGTAACCTATAATGAGTCCACGGATCCTATGGAACGGGAACACCTCTACCGTACCCAGATAGACGTTCCGTTGCGGAAAATGATACAGATTCTCGTACGGAAGTTCTATAGTCCTGAACTGATCACTTCTGAACTGGAATATGATCTCCTCGTCTATACGGTCCTGCAACTAGACAAGTATACGTCAGCTCGTGGAAAAAGCTTCAGTTACTTCACGGTCATTATCAAGAATAGAATTTTTTATCTTCGTGAACTTGCGCATAAAGAAGAAACGCAACATACCAATATACTGGGGTGGCATCAACTCCTGGAAATTGCCGATGTACAGAGTAACACGCATGAAACCGTTCTGAAGACTGCCAAGACGGTCTATCCCCGACAATTATTGTATCGCATGGACGAATGTGACAATTACGCAGTACCTATCCACGAAAAGCTACAACAGTTGGCTATTCCCAGAATCTTCAAAAAACTTCGGCAACAGCGTATTGCACAGGCAGTTATTGCCCTATTACAACATCCCCATACGCTCACCAAATATCATAAAAAAGAATTCTTGGAAGAGATTCGACAGCAAACCGGATATCGCACCGTGCATATTAAAGTCGTACTTGATAAGTTAACACCGTATATTTTCCCATAAAAAAATTTGTAGCGGATTTTTTTATAAAGGACGGGGGAATGCAATAGGAACTCGCATTACGGAATTCGCAAATTACCGTATAAGAAAAAACGGCTGTCAAGAAAAAAATAGCCCCGATTCGTGAACAGGTTACCGCCGGTCGCTTGCGATAGGCACGCTGTCAGTTACGAGAAACCTCCCTGTCAAGTCCACGCCGCACATCGTTACATTCTCCATCCTTTTGTAACAATGGTTCTCCCCACTTGACGGGGGGCTTGGGGTATGGTATTATTATACTATGATTACTTCACTTCTTCTCTCCGTTACGCTGGTCACCGACACCACGGTCACCATCTCCCGTTCTTCCCGTGACATGCAGTTGGGTCGGGATAAGGTGACGTTCGACCTGACCCACACGGCGATCAAGCTGGGATGTGTCAAGTACACGATCACGGTTCCCGATGTGAAACAGAACGGGAACCTGTATGTGTGGACGGGAACCCTACTCTGTCAGAAGTAACCCCTTGACACGACCGAAGTAATAGGTTATAATACACCATACACTAAACGGAGAACATGATGACCAACGCAATCGAAACTGCCGCCACGATGTACACTGTCAACTCCATCGTCGAGCTCCTGATCGTCGCCGGGATCGTGACCTACCTCGTGATCGGGTCGTACCATGTGTGGAGTCAGAACCGGAAGTTCAACAAGCAGTGGAAGGCTCGGTTCGGTAAGTAACCATGCCCATGCTCACCTACCGGTTCCAGTTCGCCAATGGGTTCTCCGCCCACATGACACTCCCCCAATACGAGAGGGCATGTGAGATTGCCCACCAGTGGGGGCTCACGCACACGGTGATCGTGGAGCCCGTCTTCGGCTCCAATGGTAAGGAGTTTATGATTAATACCGGCTCTATGTGGATTGCCGTCCTACCCGATGGGAGCAGCCACTCATGACCTACCTTATCGTACTGGGCGTGGCGTTCCTCGCAGTGGGGATAGCGACCCCGCTCACGGTCCTCGCTCTTCGTTTCCTGGACAAGCCCTCCCCTACCCCTATTCCAGAGCCAGCCTCTGTTACTGAGCCGCCTAGCCCGGCTGAGCGGATTGATCGGGTGCCCCGGCGAGGGCGTCGGTGACCCCTTGACAAGTTAGGCTCCCCCTGTTATATTCAGTATAACTTCAACGGAGAACGATATGGCTGTCGTCGTCGCAGGTGGGTTGTTCATCACGGTGTTGATCGTGGGTGCGTTGATCGGGAAGGCGTTCGGGCTGGACTAACAGCCCACGAGGATTAGCCTTAGACCTCGTGAAAATATTAGGGCCCCTGCTCCGTTAGCTCAACTGGTAGAGCAACCGGCTTTTAACCGGTAGGTTCTGGGATCGTACCCCAGGCGGAGCACTCCCGAAGAAAACCCGAAGGATTTGTAACAGTTTTATAACCCACTTGACTCCCGCCCACAAATAGGTTATAATACAGTATGACAAACAACGTGACTATACAGGATACGATGAC